CGTCAATCGGAATCCTCGCTCCGGGGACATAGGCGGTTGAGGCTCTTCCCAGAATCGACCCCGCCGGGACAGTCGGGTCGGATGGGTTGCTCTCGACCGAAGCGCCACTGAGAACGACGAAGGAGATGCTTTCTATGTTCTGTCCGTCACGACTGTATTTTATGCACAGCAGGTCGTTTCGTTTCTTCCCGGTCACACCGCTGGAGACCTTGACCGTCTCGGCGGCCGTCACGCGCGCGAACCGTCCTTCCAACACCATGTTCATCACAGGCACGGAAATCGTGTTGGAATCCTTCATCACGACATTCGGGAAAGACCCATCCGCGGTTGGGAGAAGATAGTTCCCTGCGCCGAAGACCGCGGCCTGCATGGCGCCCATGTCGCCACTGGTCACGTGGTTCGTGCCGGCTTTTCCGGTCAGCAGATTCATCGACATTTCTCATCCTTTCAGTTGATCGCGGCGAGTTCGTAGTCTGTTTCGGTGACGCCGTTGGAGATTTTGAGGATTTTCTTCTGGATTTCGGCTGTGCATTTGATGCCGTGCTCGGCGTCGATGCCGGTGAGCCTGTCTCCGAGCTGCGCGTCGAGCGTGGTGCTTGTCGTCGCTTTGATTTCCGATTTGGTTTGCAGGTCGGCGAGTTTTTTGGTTCCGTCCTTGCGGAGTTCGTCGATCGTCGCGTTGGTATAATCGTAGATTTCGGCATGTTCTTCGAGTCCTGTGAACGTTTGCTTTTCACTGATGTTGCCGGACTTGTCCGCGTATAGGTCGAGACGGAGTCTCGCGTGGAGTTCCCCGGATCCGAGGCAGATGAGGTGGTTGACCGCATGCGCCTTGTTTGTGATGGTGAAGTCCATGATGGTTGGGTCGGTGACACCGCCGTATGAGGTGATCGGCTCACATCCAAGCAGGACGGTCCTGCCAGTGGATGTGAAGGTCGGCCTCATATTGATGGTGGCGAGCATTTTGCGTAGGCCATCGTATGCGTCGCAGTATCTGTCGAACTGGTAGTTGACGGCGCCGTCGCAGACTCCGGCCGTGAAGGCCTGTCCGAGTCCGATGCGGTTGATGAGCCATGGGATGGCGTCCTTGACCTGCCCTTTGTATTTGAGATAGTCCTGTCCGCTATCGGGTTGGAGGATCTTCGACGCCAGGAGTCCGGTCCAGGTGCGTCCGAGGAGCGATACTGTGCCGGTTCCGTCGACGACGTCGGTCCTGACGCTGTCGACGATTCCTCCCCATTCCGTGCCGAGGATGTGGATCATGCTGCCGATTCCCGCGCCTGACGGCGTTTTTGGGAGGGTGAGGGTGAAGTCGTTCTCCGCGTCGTCGCAGTAGCCGCAGGCCATGTCCAGGGTGAAGTCGTCGTAGACGGCGATCGGGCTCATGGATTTGTCGGTGACGGTCAGTTCCACGGTGGTTCGCCCCGCATTTCGCATTGTGTGACGTCGAATTCGAATCCGCCGTTGCTGGATACCTGCATGTCTCCGGACGGCAATTGTTGGAAGCAGTACGTTCCACTGTCGACGCCGGTGCCGAGTTTCGCGTCCTTGAGCCTGTTCGATGTTCCGCCGTAAGCGTCGATCAGCGTGACCGTCTTCGGCGATGCGGCGCCGTCGATGACCAGTCTGCTGCCGGCGGGCACGTCGCAGTCGACCTCGTATCTGTTCGCTCCGATGGTGATGGCCGGATTGCTGGCCGGACCGAAGACAGTCAGTCTGACGGGCGTCTCCGCCCGTGATTCGTTGCGCAGCGTCCTGCTTGGCGGCATGCCCGCATAGTCGTGCGGATAGTCGAAAGGCATGTCGAGCGTGGATGTGTCGTCGGACTGGCTGAACCTGTAATGCGTGTTCGTCTCATGCCGCCAGACGCCTTCGACGAGGATCACGGACCATGTGACGTTCACGATGGCCGGATAGATGTCCCCCGGTTCCGCTTTGGCGACGTATGCCTTCGCCGTCCACCCGTCGTCCGAGGAGAGCGTTCCAGGGACTCCGTTGGAAAGGTCGGCTTCGAAGATGGAGTGCATGAGGTCGATGGATTCCAGCGAACCGATCACCTTGCCGGTGACCTCCACCGATTTCGCGGCGCGGTGCAGTCCGGTGACCGTTTTCTCGCCTAGCGTGTACTTCCATTCGAAACCACGGAGTTTCGGCACGGTGCCGAAATACACGTGTCCGTCCGACCCGTCGAGCGAAACGCTCTCGCCGGTGGCGGAGCACGTGTATGTCAGGCTTCTCATCGTCTCACCTCGTCAGTTCGATGATTTTTCTTCTCATGTCGCGGTCGCTGATGCGTGGAGCGTATTCGGAGATGATCGGTCCCATCTGCGTCAGGATCTGTTCGAGCAGGTTCTCGATGCGTTCGGTCGAGATTCCGTTCCCGTCGCGCAGTGGCGTCACCCTGCTCGCGGCGGGGAGGTCCAACAGTTCCGGACCGTTCTCGCCGACCAGGGTGACGCCACGGCGTGTGACTTCCCCGCCGTCCTTCAATCCGGGCACGACGCCGCCGTCAGCGTAGCCGCCGGCGCGGTTCATGCCGGCGAGTGACCCGTAACGGTGGATGGCGTAATTGCATCCGGCGTAGATGTTGGCCAGCGGGTCGGTGATGCCACGCGACCTGTAGGGGCCGGCGTATGCGTTGAACGTGCCTGGGATGGTCTGCATCAGACCTTGTGACGGCTGGCCGGCCTTGGCGTTGGAATCCCAGTTGTTGATGGCGTTCGGATTGCCGCCGGACTCCTGGTTCATGCGCCGAAGGACAGTGTCGGCCCAGCTTGCGGGCTGCCCGAGTTCCTTGAGCACCTGCAGGACGAGGCTGCGCCACCGTTCCACTCCGCCGCCGACCGACCCGTGGTATTGGCCGGATTCCGACTTGCTGGTCCATTTGGACGTCAGGTCGGACGCGACCGATTTGACCTTGTTGACAAGCGCCGTGGCGGCGTTCACGGGCAGGTGGCCGACCATCTGGCCGAACCGTCCTCCGCTGATTCCCGCTACCTGTGTTTTCACGGGAGTGAGGATCTTCGACGTGACCCATTCGACCGGGTTCTTGACGAACGCCTGAGCCGTCTGGGACAGGTCCTCGATGAATTTCTTCGTGCCGGCCACCGCTTTCCCGACGGCCTTGCCGACCTTGGAGGAGATGCCGCCCTTGGCGAACCGTTGGACGTCGAGTCCCATGTCCTCGCGGACGGCCCGGACGCCCTGATGGCGTGCCATGGAGTTCCACCGATGGACGTTCTCGGCGCCGACGGCCTTGGTCCATTCGGGTACCATCCACGCCTCGCCGGGCGAGGTCATGGCCGGTATCGAGTCGACGCCGGGAGCGTAGCCTGGGTTGACTCCGCCGACGGTGCCGCCGCTGGCGAATTTCACGTCGGGAAGGGTGAGTTTCAGGCCGACGGCGCCGGCCACTGAATTCCAGACTTTCTTGATGCCTTTCGTGTACACCGTGTCGACGATGAATTTCACGGGGCTTTTGGCGGCGTCCTTGACCTTGTCCCAGCTTTCCTTGATCCAATCCTTGGTGGATTGGAACGTGTTGCCGATACTGTCCAAGGCGTTCCCGATCGGTGTTTTGACGTGCTGGTCGAACCAGTCGCCGACGGCGCCGAAGATGCCGGTGATTTTGTCTTTCGCGGACTGGAAAAGATTACCGAAATCATCAGGGATGCTAGTGAAGAAATCAATGATCGACGTTGGAGTGAGTCCCAGCCAGTCGACCAGCGCCTGCCATTTCTGCTGGATCCAATCACCGGCGGAGCCGAAGAAACCACTGATCGCATCTGGAATACCCGAGAAGAAGTCGATGATCGACGTCGGGGTCAGCCCCAGCCAGTCGACCACGGCCTGCCACTTGGACTGCACCCATTGACCGGCGGAATCAAACCATCCGCCGATCGCGGAGGGGATGCCCGAGAAGAAGTCGCCTATCTTCTGTCCGGTCTCGCCGAACCAGTCCTTGACGCCGTTCCAACGGTCTTCGACCCATTGCGCGGCATCGTCGAACTTGCCTTGGATCTTGACCATGAGGTCGCACCAGTTGGTGGTGATCCAATCGTTCGCGTCTCCCCATGCCTTCTTGATGCCGTTCAGAGTGTCCTGCTGCGCTTTGACCTGCGCGGCGGTGTTTTCGGCCTGCGCCTGTCCGGATTCCTGCATGGCGGCCGGAATATCCTGGGTGACTTTCTTTTTCGCCCACCATACGAGTTTGTCCGGGTGTTTGATGGAGTTGTTCTCCGAATACCATTTCTGGTATTCGGCGTAGGCCTTGTCGGACGTGTCCTTGCCTTGGATTCCCTGCAGACCCTTCCAAGCCCATTTCGGCATTCCGCCGACAAGGTTCTTGGTGGCGGCGCCATAGGCCGCGGCTCCGGCGGCGACTCCGCCAGCTGTTCCGGCGGTGCGTTTGGCGAAGGCGGGGACCTTTTCCAATCCGGCGACCTTCGGTGTCTTCGCGAACAGGCTGGACAGCCATTTCGGAGCCTTCAGCCCGCCGAGGAACTTGCCGAACGACTTCACCGCGTTTCCGGCGGTCTTGATGCCTTTGCCGGCTATGCTGAATCCCTTGCCGATGTCCTTGGCGACGCCCCATACGTTCTTCAGGATCTTGATGCCCTTCGAGCCGATCCACAGGTAGATGGCAGTGTCGAAGATGGTGCCCTGCTGCTCCGGCGACAGGCCATTCCAAGCCTTCTCGATGTCCGAGATGAGGTCAAGCAATGGCTTGAGTCCCTCGAGCGCGACGTTCGCCGTTTTCAGCGCCTTGTTGAGGTTTGATTTGTCGCCGTTCTTCGGTGTGTTGAAGAATTCGCCCAGTCCTGGAAGGTTTGTCAGCACTTCTCCTGCAGCGTCCCTCACGTCCCGCAAATTGTCGCGGAATTCCATGAGGACTTTCGGGTCGGCGCCGCTGAAGGCGATGTTGAACTCGTAGCTAAAGTCGCCGTTTTTGATGAATTCGACGAGGCCCTTGTACCCAGAGGTTATGCGCTCGTATGCGTCCTCGATGGACGCGTAGGCGCTTTTGTCGATGTGGAACGATTTTGCCAGCTTTTCGTTGACCTTGCCGGACTCGATGAATTCCACGGCTCCGGACACGGCGGTGGCCGCCGCCGTACCGATGTCTCCGAATTTCGATGTGAACCTGTTGATGACATCGCTGATCCGGTCGACGCCGAACGCTTCGATGATCTTCTCGATGGCCTTCTGCACACGGTTTCTGGCGTTCTCCATGGCCGTGCCGATGCCCTGCGTCGCATCCTTGGCCTGCTGGGTGAAGGACGCGTACTGGCCGTACCCGTCCTTGTTGAGCTTCACCAAGGCGTTGTTGAAGTCGGTGAAGGTAACCTTGCCGGACTTCATCGCCTCATACAAATCGTTCTGCTTGGCGTTCGCGCCGAGAATGCTCTTCGCCAGCTGGTTCATCTGGCCCGGCATCGCGTTCACGACGCTTCGCCATGCCGCAGCGTCGACCTTGTTCGCGCTGAGCATCTGGTTGAACTGCTCGATCGCGTTGGCCTGCATCACGGTGTCCTTGCCGCCGGCCAGGACGGCGTTGTTGAACGCCAACGCGATGCTGGTGGCCTCATCAAGGTTCTTGGTTAGCGGGGCGAGCTGCTGGACCATGCCGATCATGCTGGACGTGGTGGTTGGCAGGCCGTCGATGCTGGCGCTGATACGTTTGATCGACGCGGCCGCATCGTCGGCCGAGTATCCGAGGTTCTTCATCACCTTGGGGAAGTTGTTCATCGTGTCGGCGCGTTTGATTGCGCCTTCCACGTTGCTGGTGATGATGTTCGAGACCTTGCTGAACGCCGACTGGGCGAATCCGCTGATGGCTCCGAACTTCGCGGCGCCCCAAGCGGTGAAGAAGCGCTCGGACTCGCCCACTCCCCTCGTGGACGCGGCGGTCACGCTGGACTGCATGCTCTTGAACGAATTGATGGCGTTGCGTGCCGACGTGGCGGCGGAGGCGAAGAAGCCGGACTGCTTCGCCGTGCTCGCGTTCAGGTTCGACTGGGCCGCGTGGAGCTGTGCCTGCGTCTCCTTCAGGCCTTGGCTGGCGGCCTTGAGTTGTTCCTCCGCGGAGGCGACGGCTTCGGTCTTCTGCCGGGCCTTGCTTCGCGCGTCGTTGAGCCGTGCCTGCGCGTTGATGGCCTGCGAGGAGGATTGGCCGCTCTTGGCGACGGTTTCCTGCAGTTTGGTTTCGGCGGCCTGCACGCGCAGGGCGGCGCTTTTCTGCTCGTCTCGCGCCTTCGCGATCTGCGACGTGCACTGGGTGACCGTCTGCGCGGCCTTCCTCTCAGCCTGCTGCAGGCTTTTCACCTGTTCAGACAGTACGTCACGGCCAGCGGCCTGGTTCATCGCGTCCGAGAATTTCCTGCCGGCGTTTCGTCCGGCGGAGGTGGCCGCGGCCGTCACGCCACTGTTGAGCTTCGTGCCGAACGCGCTGAGATTCGGAAGCACGTCGATCCATGCGGCTGTACCGGCCATGAGACCACCTCACTGTTCAATTGTTCATTGGCCGCCCATGACCAAGGACATGAGCTCGTTGCGCTCCAGCGCATGCAATTCCTTGCTGTCGACGGTCTGCTGTCCGTGCTTGGATTCCGTCAACACGACCGCCGGTGGCCGAATGCGCGGGCGGATATCCTCTTCCTCTAGGGGATGTTCCACGAATGGCGCGCATTGGGTTATCGTCTTCTGGATGTCGCGGAGCATGTCGCCCAGATCGTGCAGCAGCCATTCCGATTCGCTCCACCCGTCACCGGCAAGAGCCCGGTAGAACACGTTGTCGGGTGGCATGTGCACGATCAGCGCATGCAATGCGCGGAGACTCAACCGTTTCTGCCAGAACTCCTTGATCGGGTCACGCGGGGCGTAGACCGCGCACAAAGCGGCCTCCAGCTCCTCCGCGTGGCCGTCTCCGTCAAGCAGCTCTAACGCCGTGTAGGTTTTCCCTCGCTGTCCGTCTTCGTCATCTCGTCGGCCACGTTGTTGAGCAGCAGGAGGAGGATGCTGACCTGTCCGCCGGCGTCGAGGAACGCCTTCCACTGGCTGCCGAGCAGTGCCTTCGCCAGTTCGAACTCGTCTTCGGACTCCTGCGCCTTCGCGAAGGCCTTCTTTTCCTCGTTCGTCTGGAAAAGCGGCGAATGGATGCGGAATTCCTCCTCGTCCGGGTCGTCGCCGATGGTGAATTCGATCCACTCCTGGATCTTCGGATGCGATTCGAGGTACTTCGCCTTCACGGCCTTGAGACTGCGGATCCTGCGATTGTCTTTAGTCATTGTCTGTTCCTTTCAAAAAGCTGTGTCCCTTTTGTGTTGAAGAGGAAGGGTCCCGCACCGGTGAAAGGGACTGGAAAGCCGATGCGGGAAGAATTGTGCGGTCAGGCCGCGGTGGAGATCTTCTCCCCCTCGTAGAAGGTCTTGCCGGTCGTCGGGTCGCGGAAGAACGTGAAGGTGGTGTCCTCGCCCTCGGCGTCGCTGCGGTTCTTGGTGGTGTCGCCCTGGCCGGTGACCTTGACGCGATAGCCGGCCTCGATGCGGTAATGGGTTCCGATTCCGATGCCGTCCTGTCCGATCCAGATCAGACGGTAGTACGGGAATTCGGTGGTTTCGCCGTCAGTGTATTCGAATCCGGCATCGTTCTTCACCGGCCACTGGGATACCGGCAGACCATGCTCCAGCGCCTTCACCCATGCGTTCATTTCCAGGAATGTCAACTGCAGGGTTCGCGTACGGCCGGTGATGTCGGAGCGGACCGGCTCGAGATCCTGCACCGCGTTGGTGTCGGCGGATTCGATGCCGCGGCTCATCTTCGCTCCATCGGTCGAGATGTAGCCGAGGACCTTGAAACCGGCCGGCAGGGCGTTCGGCTTGCCGGTGGCGGCGTCGAAGAAGCTGCTCGGCATGGCGGTGCTGTAGTCCGCGATGGCGAGCAGCTGGGTGCCCCATTTGCGGACGTTCTTGTTGTTGTCGTTGAGAATGCTGACCACGTCTGTTGAAGCCATCATTTCCTCCAATCATCTTGTTTATTTGAGGCTTGTTTTTGGGCGCATGTCGAAGTTGGCCGTGGCGGTGCAGCGAAGCACTCCGGCCTTGTTCTCGTATGCGATTTGAGAAAATTCCGTGATTCGCGAGGCGTCGACGTAACCGTATTGGTTTCCTCTTCCGCCGAGACGGAAGATGGACGCTTCGATACGTCCGGTCAGGTTCGCCATCGTCTTCCAGTCGGACGCGTACACGTCGATGTCGACGCTGCGCGTGCGCGTGTAGTCGTCTTCTTGTCCTCCGCCTGGCGCCGGCGTGACCATGACCAATGGAAGATGCCGGTCCATGTCGTCGGGCAGTTTTGAGACGGCTGTGATGTTGACATCGGACTTCAGCCATGCGATGAGCAATGGGAGCGGGTGTGGCCATTGTCCTTGCAGGAGCATGCGTCAATCCCCCATCTCCGCGAGCGCGCGGCGTAGGAAGCCTTTTTTCGGCAGTCTGCCGCCGTATTCCTTTTCCGTGGCCTGTTCGTCACCGACGATGACGCGGGCGTATGGTCTTTGGATGTGGCTTGGCGATTTAGTGCCGGGGCGTTTGCCCTGCGTGACGCGCACCGATTCGGCGTAACGTTTGTCGCCTTCCTTGAGTGCGATGCGTTTCACGATCGGTGCGAGTCGTCGTGCCTTCGCGTTCAGGGCGGAGGCGACGGTTGGATTGGAGAGCACGTTTTTGCGAATCCAATCCTCGTTGACGGTGAATTTCCCGCTCATGATGTCACCTCCGTCATCCACCATTCGGTGTGGTTTCCGATTCCGTCCGGTGTGATGTAGTCGTACGCTGCGGATGCTGGCTGGAAGATGCGGCCGTTCCATTCGATTCGCGAGTCTCCGGTGAGGAGTCTTGCCACGAGGTCTCCGGGATGGCTGAAGCACTTGTATTGCGGCAGGTGGTTTGCATCCTGGAAGAGCGGCAGGTCGGTCGTGGCGATCGGCTGAACGTTGCATCCTTCGAGCACGGTTTTTCGCGGCACGTACTGTGGCTGTCCGTATTCGTCTGGCTCGCCGTCCACGACTCTTGTCGTGATGGTGAGCGTATGTCCGTGGATTCCATCCATGCGTCAGTCCACTCTGTATCTGGCGACCATCGCCGCCCACTGCGCCGTCGTGCCGACGGTCAGGGCGGACGAGTAGGTGCGCTGTTCCGCGCCGGTCGTGTATGACACGAGTCCCGGCAGTGTCTGGTAGATGGCGGCGGCCTGTTCGAGCACGACGTCCTGTATGCCTTTCGGCACCGGTTCGTAACCATGCTTGTATGTGACCTGCACGCTCCGCCATTTGTCGGGGATCGGCCTGTCGAGGCGTATCGCTCCAGCTTCGGACCATTCGAAATCGGTGACGGGTTGACCGTCGATGATGAGTTCCGGTACCTCGTGAACCGGCAGGCATGGGAGTGTGAGCGCCCTGCCGCCGTCGGAGTCGAGGATGACGGTCTCGGTCATCATGCTGATCGGATTGTTGGCCTGTTCGCGGAACCGGCCGGAGGCGAGGCTTAAGGCGAGTCTGAGTTTCTCGTCGTCGGCCTTGCCTCCGGTCTTCAATGCCAGGTCGTCGATGGAGGCCAGCGGCTCAAGCGTTGACTCGGCCATCGGTCACCTCGAATCACTTATGTTCCGCGCCGGAGTCGGTGGCAGAGAGCTTGACCACGGCGAGACGCTTCGGCTCGCGGATGAACAGCATGTTGCGTTCCTCCGCACGCACGTAGGTCAGGTTGTGGCGGGCGTCGTCCTCGTTCTGGTTGAAAGCCTCGATGGTCAGCGGCACATAGTTCAGCAGCTGCACGGTGCTGAAATCGCCCATGACGGCCGTGCCCTTCGGCAGGGCCTGAGATTCGATGCGCGGCACGCCCCACAGGGTGCT